TATCGGAAAGGGTCTTGCCGTGGAGTTGCGCCTGCAACCGCGCGACCTGCTCTGCCTTGGCGAGGTCGGGGAACAGCGAGAGTGTCCGGAGGCCACGGGACTGCCCCGTCTCGATCGCCAGCATGATCTTCTCGAACGCCGTGCGTGCGTTGTCGCCTTCCGTGCTCATGGCGGCGGCGTCCTTGGCGATCTTGGCGAGGCCCTTGGCTTTGTCCAACCCGATATCTGCGATGATGAGCTTCTGGACGGCGACGGTCGCGTCGGCGGCGGTGAAGCCCACCGCGCGCACGGCCTCTACCGCCTTGCTCGCGGCGGCGGCACTGTCGCCGTGCGCCTTGGCGAGTCCCTGCGTGACGGCGGCGGCGCGCTCTGCCTGCGCCGCCTCCTTCGCCGCCTCGACGGTCCACTCCTTGGCGAACTCGATGGCCTTCTTGATCGCGTCCGCGAGAAGATTGCCAGCCGTCGCGCCCTTGACCATCGAGGCCGTCATGCCGTCGATTCCCTGCGAGGCGCCGCGCGCCGCGCGCACGGCGGTCTGCTCGATGCCCGAGAGGTTCGCGTTGACGGATTTGATGGACGAGTTGGCCTTGTCCACCTCGACGGTGACGACCAGTTCGACTTGGTTGCTATTTGCCATGGGCGTTGATCCGTTCGCGCTCCAACTGGTCCCGTTCGTCGTCCAGGATCAGCATGGTGTAGAACTCGTCGGCCCGGATATCGTCAAGGCCGATGTGGATGCCGAGGTTGAGTGCCGCGCGCAGGTCGAGAGCGCGCCGGATGAGCAGTCCGGATTCGGAAGTCTGCGCGGCGTCGAGTTGGTCTTGGGGGCAGTGGTCGCAACGACCACCTTCGGGCGCGTCCGGACACAAACCCGGTTCGCAGAGTTCATCACGCCGGAGCGCCCAATGGATGAGGTAACGGAGGGAGGGTTTCTCCGGCCACTCCCCCGCTAAAAATTTGCGTCCCGATCCTCCTGGAAGGAGGCGTCGAGAGCATCGACGGCGGCTTTGACGGCGACGGCCTGATGCACAATCGGCACGTCGCCCGCGTACCCTTCGGTCGCGTCGGTGAGCTTCTTGTACAGGTCTGCCGCCGCGCGCACGTTGATGGTCAACTCCTGCCGGTTGAACGGCAGGTCGAGCACGCGCGCAAAGGCGCGACGGTACGTGTTCACGTCCTTCGCGGACGGCATCTTCAGCAGGTGCGTGACAGAACCGCCAAGAACGCGCAGGACCACCCGGAAGGAATCGCCCACCAGCACCACGTCGTCCACGTCGCAGGTGGCCAACTGCTCGATGACCTTCTGCGCCTCGAACGCATCAACTTCGGGTTCTTCCTCGGTCCGGATCTTCGCCAGGAGCGCGGCGTCGATATCCTCGCCGTTCGGGATCTGCGTTTCGGAGATCCCGCGCCCGAGGTTCTTCACGATCACCTTGCGGCGGCGCTGCCTTTCCACCCACTCGTCGTCGGAGGGGAAACGGACCCGGATGGTCTTGACACCATCCGGGCCACGGAGTTGGATCGCTACCGGCCTGGTAGCGTCAAAAACAGGAGCGTTGGTTTCCATCGAAAATCCTTTACTGGCAGATGTTGTCCACCGCGCACTTGCCGACCGCCGTGAGGATGCCCTGCGCGGCGTCGTACAACGGCACGCAGTCCACCGCGACCGTGAGGATCTGGTCCGTCTCCGCGATCTCGACCACGGAGTACGCGATCTTCTGCCACGTCAACTGGAGCGAGTTGTTGGTGTCGTACGCCAGCGTGACGACCGCCGTGCCGGTGGTTTGCGCCTTGAGCTTCGTGTACTCGTCCGATCCGTTCATGAACCGAGCAACCAAGCGCAAGTTGCCCTGCCGGTTGCCGAACTCCAGCCTGCCGCGGATCGCGCCCGTGGACCCGTCGCCCGCAGTCTGGAAGCCGGAGCCGGGGAAGAAGCCGGAGTCCATCCGGATGTTGTTCTTCCAGCCCGTCTCCAGGGAGACGATGTTCTTGTTGGTCACATAGTCCACGCCGTTGATCGAGAGCGTGAGCGATGCGGACGGCAGGAGCTTCTCTGCGGTCGCGGAGGGCATCGTGATGCCGGTCGCGGAGTCGATGACCTTGCCGGAGCCGACCAGTTCGACGCTGATCTTGCTGTTGGCGCGGCCAGGACCGGAGCCAACGCTGATCTGGAACGACTCGACGGCCATGCCGACCGCCTGCCGGTCCACGACAACGCCCGCGCCCGGACGGATCTGCTCGACGTACGACAGGTACGGCAACTCCGCAGCATCGCCGTTCGCCGGGATCAGCGGAGTGCAGGTGTACACGAAGTTCGGCCCGCCCGACTTGACGACCTTGCCGAGCGCGAACGCGACCGCCCACGACCCGATCTCCGCGCCGAGGTACTTCTCCAGCGTGCATCCCACGTCCCACGCCGTCTTGTACGTGACGGTGGCGAACTCGTGGCCCTTGCCGTACTCTTCGGCGTCGTTCTCCGTGGCGAGCTTCGGGTTGATGAGGGACGCGTTGAGCTTCGTGAACCGCCACATATCCGCAGCAGCCTGCGCCGTGGCGATATCGGCCTGCTTCTTCTTCCCGAAGCAGATCAGTACTTCCTGGAGCCTAGTCGTGGACATTCGTCGTTACCTCCTCGTGATCGGCCGGCGGGTCACACTGGCTCCAGCCAGCGACCATAAGCGGCGTCAAAACCTCGGGCGTTGCGTCAACCTCCTTCGGATCGCCCACTCCGAAAGGCGGCTTCATCCAAAGCTTGTCCATCATTCGTCTCCCATCTCGGTGAACGTAATCGGCACTTCGAAATAATCCAGACCCTCGGCGTCCGTCTGGCGTTGGATCAGTGGCAGATCCATCGGGTGGCACGACGGGTGAATCTGGAGGTTGAGCAATGGCTGGCCATCTCCGGAAGTGGGGACGCCCTTCGTGACCAACCGGAAAATCCGGTAGTACGGGGTGGCCGGTTCCCCGTCGAACGACTCGCGCGCCCGGACGTACAACGTGATCGAGTGCTTCCACACGTCGAAGCCGCCGAAGGAGCCCGGCGCGGTGCCTTGCCACGCCGCCATGACGGACGGCGCGGGCATCGTGTGGATCGCGTGCGCGAGGCTCACGCGCTTCGGGTACTGGTCGTGGTATGCGAAGATCCGCTCCGGATCGCCGCCCATTTCATCGACCAGATCGGGAATGTCGCGCAGGGCCGCGACGAGGTTGTCCACCAGGACAGAGGAATCAATCATAGCTGTCTCCCGCCGAGGCTGCGCTCAATCGCAAGGCGCGGCGCGATCTCGTTCAACACCTGCTGCGCAGTCTGCTGAACCACCAAACGATTCTTCGGAGAGAACACGGCCCAAGGCTCGATCCTGTTCGTGATCCACGCCTTGACGCGCTCCTTGCGGGTGGAGTTGCTGGCTTTGGCCTTGTTCTCGCTGACCGTCCGGACCATGAAGTTCCGGAGCATGTCGCCGGTCAGCATCAGGTCGCGGCGGTTGCCCTTGCCCATCTTGGTCTTTCGGATCGCGTAATACCGGGAGAGGGGCTTGGCCGCGCCATCGTTCGGGCCCTGCGCCGCCGCCAGACGGTTCTTGACGGAAGCCAGGCCGACGTTCCCGATCTTGAACATCTGCGCCTGCTTGATATTCAGGCGATCGAGACGCACTTCTTTTTTTTGGTAGATCCGGACGGACGGCATGCTGGCCTCACGCGACCGCGCGCAGGGAGAGCGTTGCGCCGCCCATCGCGTCGGCTTTAGGCTCGAACACGGTATACGCCTGCCCGTCGATGGTGACCACGTCGCCGTGGTCCGGGGGCGTCGGAAGGTCTGCCATGTTGAGGAACAGGCGGGTGTACAAGCCGCCCACGTGCTGCTCCTCGTCGGAATCCTTCATCGGAACGGCCTTGATGGAGATCGGCGCGGCGGCGCCCTGCTGATAGGACACCGCCTTGCCGAACGCCTTCAGGACCGACTTGTTGAGCGCGGCAAACGGATCTGCCGCCATCGGAGTTACGCCTTCCTCGCGTACTCGATCCAGGCGGCATCGAGGTAGAGCGCGTCACCGGCATGCGCGCCAGGAACGAGCGCGAGGTTGAGCACCTCCGGCGCGGCGGGCACGTCGGCGGCGGCGAGCGTTACCACGTACTCCGCGCGAGCCTGCGCGATGGTCGGAGTCGCTGCGCCGCACTCCGTGTCACCCACGCCGAAGAACGCCTGCACGTCGATGTTGACCGTGTTCGCGTTCGCATCCTTGGCGCAGATGAGGTGGACCTCCATCGGCGCGGCGTCGTCCAGATCGGGAGGGAGGGCGACGGCGGGAAACTGCAACTCCACCTGCGACCCCGCCGCCCACGTAAGCCGGAGCGCCTTGTCGGTCGCGGAGTTGATGCGCTGGAGGATCGGCGCGGTGTTGCCGTCCGGACGCCCGCCCTCCGTCGTGTTCTGCACGACGTTGGCGGCGATGATGACGGCGTTGGCAAAATCGAGCGGGATCAACCCGACCTTCAGGTTTCCGTACTGCTCGATCATGCGGATCGTCTGAACCTGCTTGGACATTTACCTTTTCCCCTTCCTGGCGGCAGGCGCCGCCTCCTTGTGCTGCGCTGCGGGCGGCGCGCTGGTCACTTGGCGCGTCTCGAACAACTGCCGCAGGCGGCGCGTGGGAATGCCTTCGACCAATTCTCCGGGCTGGACCGAGTGGCCGTTATACAGGAAGGGCCGGTTCACGATGAACCGGCCTTCCGGGTTGAACTTCGGCAGAGAGCGGTAAGCCATCGGGCACCTGCTTACGCGACGGCGTCCTTGAAAAAGTACCCGAGTTCCGTGGCGACGAGCTTGATGTCGAAGGCCATCTCGATCTCCACGATGTCGCTGGCGATGATCTCCCAGCGATACCGCTTGACACGGTTGCCTTCGTTGCCCGCGCCGAGGTAGCCGGTCCACCCGAAGGTGTACGCAGCAGACGGCGTGAGCAAGCCCGGATTGGGCGCCACGTGGCACAGGAGCGCGTTCTTGCCGCCGATGAAGGAGTGCGAAGCCGCCACGCCCTCGTCTGCGGTGTTCTCGATGGACCCCATGACGAGGATGCGGTCGATCTCCAGGATGGCCGCGAGGGCCTCGCGGGTGATGCGCGCGGGACCGCCGTTGGTCTGGCCGTACTTCACGCGGTCCACGAGGTCCGGATGATCCACGAGCTTCAGCCACACGGGTTCGCTGATGACGAGCGTGTTGGCCGGGTAACCCGTGGCCTGTTTGATGGCCAGTTTGCCCGCGCGGATGTCCTCGATGGGCGTCGAGGCGCCGTCGTTCCACTGAAGGAACTCGCCAGCACCAGGCGCGGCGGCTTTGCCCGCCACGTCGGTGGCCCACTTGCTGGCTGCGAAGAGGTTGGCGGCGAAAATCTTCTCGCGCCGGATGAGCGCCTGCTGCGTGAGGAACTCCGTGGCGTCCCGATCCATGTTGAGCACGGCGTCGGCGTTGCCGCGCAACTGGTCGGGGATCGGCTTCGACTCGGCCCACACGTCGCAGAAGTACGTCGGCGTGTTGTCGAGCTTGTAGCCGACGCTCGTGGCGGGAGTGCCGGGAGCGCGCTTCTGCATCTGGTCGCGGAAGAAGTCGCCCCGGTTATAGACGTAATACCGGTCGGACTGCTTGGAGACCGGGATCACGGGAGCGAACTGCGCGGCCACGAACTCCGTCTGGCTTTGCAGGTACGCGATGCTGATCTGCGTCAGCGGCGTGTTTACATGGACATCACCGGGAGTCGGCGTGTACATCGTTCAGTTCTCCTTTCGTTGTCTGTGCGGGCAATAAAAAAGGCCCCGGAGCCTCGCGGCCCGGAGCCTTGTTCGCACCCGCTTGTTGGTTGACTACCGCTGAAGGATCAGCAGGGCGGGGATGATGGACCCGTCCCCGGCGCCCGCAGCCAGAGCCCTTGCGAGGATCTTCCCCGCAGCCTGCGTCACTGCCTTACCAGCAGCGTCCGCTTCGAGCAACGCGCCGTTCGCCACGGCAGCGCCGCACATGACCTTGACCACCATGCCAGGCGTCGCATAGAGCGCGCAGGGACGGCCCGCCGCAGCGGGCTTATCCGCAATCACTCCGTCCGCGGCAAGGCCCGCGCCGGTCACCGCCACCCCGGTAGCACCGATGGTGCCGAACAGAAACTGCTTCGCAGAGAGGTCGGCACTGGCAGGAACGGAAATCGCTTGGTTTCCAACTTCGTAAGCCATCGTTCGTTTCTCCTTTCGTGGATTGGCTCGCCGCCTTAGTTCGGCTTCACCGTGGCCGACTTCTCAGCGAGGTACTGCTGGTAAAGAGCAGGCTGGAGCTTCATCGCCTCCACGTACGCCTGCGCGAACGTGATGTGCTTGCTGGCCGCGATCTGCGTGGCGGCAGCGTTCAACTGCGCCTCCGCGCCCACCGGAGCAGCGTCGGTGTGCGAACTGATCTGCGTACCCTGCGACTTCGCGGCTTTGCGCGCCAGGAGGGACTCGCGCGCCTGCGCAGGCGTCAGGCGCTTCGAGATGGCCTCCGCGAGAAATCCGGGTTCACCGGCCAACGTGCAGAGCGCCGCGATCTCCTCGTGCTCGCCGCGGATGCGCGCCTCGATAGCTGCGGCGTCCGGAGCGGGCGGCGCGGCCGGAGGCGCAGCAGCGGGCTCCGGAGTGGGCGGCGCGGCGGCGGAAGGCTGGGCCGGCGGTTGGGCAGCGGGGGCCGGAGCCTCCGTGCCAGTCTTCGTTTCGGCGGGCGCAGCACCCTGCGGGTTCGGAACGTCTGCCGGTTTGGTCTCGGTCGTTTGAGGCATCGTCGTATCCTCGTCCTTTCCTTGCTCGATTTGCGCTTCGGCAGACGCCGTTGCGCGAGACTGCCTGAAGCCCTTCGCCGCCTGAGTCACCGCAGCGAGAGCATCATCAAAACTGCCAACCTGATCTGCAAGCCCTGCGGAGATCGCCTTCTCCCCCCAGAACAGGCCCGCATCCGTGTTCCGGATGAGCGCGGGCTTGAGGCCCCGGTTGCGCGCAACCGCCGTCACGAACATGTCGTAAAGCCGGTCCACCTCCGTTTGGAGGTTCGCGCGGGCGTCGTCCGACAACGGCTGGTGCGTCGAGAAGTCGTTCTTCCGCGCGCCAGCATAGACCGCCGTGTACTTGCGCCCGACCTTCTCGTCCCATCCGGACTGATCCATGTGGACCGCGATCACGCCGATGGAACCCACGCCGCCCGTCCTGGTGAGGAACAGGCGTTGCGCGCTCGAAGCCAGAGCGTACGCAGCCGAGAACGCCTCGTCGTTGGCGATGGCGTAACACGGCTTCTGGTCGCGGACGGCGTACACCTCGTCCGCGAGATCGAACAGCCCGCCGACCTCGCCGCCAGGCGAGTCAACGTCGAGCAGGATGCCGCGGATACCGGGATCGTCGCGGGCGTCCGCGAGGTGGCTGCGGATCTGCTCGTAAGACTGAAGGCCGGATTCGGCGTCCATCCACGACGCCTTTTTCACCAGCGTGCCGGAGACGGAGAGAACCGCGATACCGTCCGGAGTCACCGGGTACGGCTTCCGGCCGGATGCGAGGGACAGAATCTCGTCGTCCTCTTCCTCGTCGTCCGGAGCGGGACGGGTGACCACAACCGGCATCCCCTCGACCACGACATGCTCGCGCATTCCAATGCGCGGGCCGATGGCCTCCAGAATCACCATCAACTTGTCGATCTGGACCATCAGAGGCACGCCAAACACGCGCGCCGCGAGGTGCGGCAGATAGTTCTGCTTCACTTTTTGGGCTCCTTCCCTCGCTTCTTCGTGGGTGGCTTGGCGGGCGTCTTCGCCGGAGGCTTGGCAGGCTGGCCGCTTTCGCCGCCGTCCGCTTCGCCCTCCGGCGTCACATCCTCGATCTTTTGGGCGCCACGGGCGTCCGTCCTGCGCGGGTCGGAGTCGAAGACCAACTCCAACTCGTCGGCGCGCTCGTTGTCCTTGGCGATCTGCTGATCGACCGCCTCCTCGTCCTCGCCCGTTTCGTTGATGGACATACTGCGCGACTTCAAGCCCGCACGGATCGCCAGCACTTCAGCCTTCACGTCCTTCTCCGGATCAACCCATGCCCACTTCGGCGTGTGGTGCTGGACCGCCAGATACAGGGAGCGGTTGGCCTGGTAGTCACGGGCATCCAACTCACCGGCCAACACCGCCGCCTCGATGAACGCGCGCCACACCGGACGGCAGAACTGGTGGATGAAGACGCCGTACTGGATCTGCTCGCAGAGCCTCCGGAACGAGAGGATGCCCGCGCGGATCGAGCTATAGCTCGTCTGCGAGAGATCGCCGGTCAGCATGTCGTACGGCAGGCCCAAGCCCGCACCAATCCGCAGGAGTGTCTGGCGTTCGAACGCCTCGTAGTTCCCGCCCACGTCGGCGGGATCGGTGAACTTCACATCCTCGCCGGGTTCGAGATCCATCATCGTCCCGGCTTCGAGTTGCGCCACCTGGACGCCTTGCTCGTTGGACTCGATCTGCCCTCCGGCATCGGTCGCCTGCGGCCCGTCCTGCTCGTTGCCGAAGAACGGGTCCTCCGGGTTCTGCCGGATGATGAACGCCATCATCATGGCGGCGAACTTCTTCCGGAGCAGTTCGGCGTCGTCGTACTGATCGAGTTCCCACAACCGCACGAGTGCGTTGGCCAGCCACGGCACGCCACGGAGTTGGCCGGGGCGCATCGGACGGAACACGTGCATGATCTCGTCTGCCGGTACCCGGATCAGATCGAGATAGTTCGGGAAGAACAACCGCTCGCCAGGATGCTCCTTGTAGAAGTAGTAAGCCGTCCTCCGCTTCTGCTGGTCGAACTCGATCGACGCGCGCACGACATTGCCCTGCGGCGTCTCCGGCGTGGGGCGCGCGAGGTAGAACGGCAACTGCTCCGTCTCCATCAACTGGAGTTGAAGCGGAACAGTCAGGCCCCAATCCATCGGACGGATGTGCTTCCGGACGAAGCACTCGCCGCCTTCCACCATCGACCGGAAGGCGAGCGCCTGAAAGCCGTAGAAGTCGGTCAAGCCATCGGCATCGCACTCGTTTACGAACTGCGACCAGAGGTTCTGGATCTTCTCCTTCGTGGTCGCGTCCGGATGAAGCGACTGCGGCTTGATGCCGTTGCCGACAGCGTTGCAGACCCACTCATCGATGGCCTTGCCCGCCCACCCGTCCTTACGGGCGAGGTCGCGGGAGCGCGCGACCAACTGGTCCGCGCTCTGATACCAGACGGAGTTGACGGCATCGCGGGTCGTGGACCACGTGCCGAGCCGCCGGCCGGTCGTCGCGCCCTCGTACGGAGACGCGCTCGCGCGGCGCGCGAGCGCACCGCCAGGCGCAACCGCCCCGCTCCGCTTGAAGCGGGTCAAAAAACTGGAGAGTTTGAACGCCATTAGAAGCCCTTGCTCGACATCAGGCGCGTCTGGCGTTTGCGAACGCCCGACTTGGCGCGGTTCGAATTGACCATGTACTGCTGCGCCTTGATCTCCTCATCCGTGGTGCGGAACTCTACCGCGCGCCCGTCCGGAGCGACGACGCGCTTCTCGGGCGATGCAATGCGGTCCAGCGAGTCCTGAACCTGCTGGTCAGTAAACGTGTTTGCCATCGCTCACATCCCGAAGCGCCCGCTCACCCGCCGGCCACGGCGCGCGGCTGGCGCGGGTGCTTTCGTTGGGGGCGGTGCCTGTACCTGCGGCGCGGGCCGTGGCGCCGACGCGACCGGCAGGCCCATGCGATCCGCGACGATCTTCCAGTGCTTCTCCTGGAAGCGATCCAGCCCGACGCGCGCCGCCGCCGCACGGGCGTACACACGGCAGTCCAGAGCCTCGTTGCGGTCGCGCATCTTCTGCCACTCCAGTTTGCGGTAGCCCTTGACGAGCTTCGCCACCAACTGTTCAGCGGTGATCTGCTTGAAGTACTCCTCGCTGTAGCGCGGGAAGTGGCAGTATCCGGGCGGGAACGGGATTCCCTGTTCGAGATCCTCGTCGGTCGGACGTTCAAGCCGGAGCCATCGGTACAACTCCTCCTTCGCCATTCCGGAGTTGACCGGCCAGACTTTAACGCCCCGCTTCAATTTTACGCCCAGCGGTCCAACTTCGATCGGAGAAGCAGCACCGATAATCGCGGGAGCGCGCGAGTCGCCTTTGATCACCAGGACGCGATGGCCCTGCCGCCGCGCCCATTCGTACACCTCGTTGGTCGCGTAACCGGAGTCCACGGCCAACTGAATGATCGGCAACTCCAGTCCGGAAACCGTTGTGAACGTCTCGTTCAGCAGGCCGGTGAGTTTCTCCCATACCTGCGGGCGCGCGGTGTCGCCTTCGAAGACCCGGTAGTCAATCGACCACGATTCCTTACCGCGCCCCCACGCGACGACCTCGACCTCGATGCGATCCCGCTGAACGTCCGCTCCGGCCGTAACGAAGATACCGCCGCGAGGCACGAGGCCGATCTTATACGCCTCGCGCCGGTCGTACAGGATCTTCCAGTCCGGAGCCTCACCCAGCAGCGTCCACGTTTCGCCCAGCACGGTGTTCACGAAGACCTGAAGCAGCGACGGGTTCTTCTGCGCCTGCTCGAACTGCTTGGCGGCGTCTCCCCACGAGAACCAGCCGACCGGCGAGTACATGCTCGACAAGTGGAAGCCCGCCGTCTTGCCGTCTCCCTTGGCGGTCGCACGCCACTGGCCGCGCGGCAGCATCCACTGCTTCTGGTGGTTCTGAATCTCCTGCTGGCA